AATTTGTCAATAGTTTTTTTAATTTTGAACTCTATTTCACTAAAACTTTTACTATTATTTGAAAGATAATCAAATAATGATTCTACCTGTATATTTATTTCAGAACTAATATCTTCTGGTATGAAATCTTTTCCATCTATTAGGCCATGTGATACTGATAACATGGCATAGTCTGAAAGTTCTCTATTGATTTTAGTTAATATTAAATTCATGTCGGTAATACTTGTTGCATATAGTGTTAAGCTTCTAGCTAATTGCTGAGAAGCAGAATGTTGATTCTTAGGTGCAGTCTTGGCTTTTGCGCTATTACTGCCCCCTCCTGCTTTACTATTTTTTGTTTTAGTATTTCCACTTTTAGTTTTCTTAGTGGTAGTGGATCCACCTGTTTTTTTAGCTGCTGGTTTTGCAGCTGCTACTGGCTTAGGTGCTATCTTCGCTGCATGCGAAGCTAGCTCCATAGATTGCCTATTTGATTCTTCGGCTAATTTAACAGAATGCATTTCTGCTAATGGAGGAGATGGTGGTAATCCTATCTCCTCTCTTAATTCATCTGTAGTCAACACACCTTGTGTAGCTTTGTTAAGAGCATGGCTTTCTACCTTGATTTTCTCATCAGTATCTACTGTGTTGAATTCTAAATATACTCTATCTTCTTCTTTTATTTGAAAAGGGAATTTGTATCTTCCTGATTCTAATAGTAGTTCAGTGAATATATCATCAGTTACCATGTTCTTTAGTATGACTTGATATGTTACTACTGAGTCTTTTAGGGATGCTGATAGGACTTCACCTGTTGCGCGACCTGTGGTGTCTCCGTCTCCGAAATCTATAGCAGACATTCCTAAGCCAGCAAACACTCTTTTCTTGAAGTAGTCTAGGTATGATTCTACTCTTAGGGCTAGTGACTCTGCACCAATTGCATTTATGTCTATTCTTTCTGATGTTGCTATACCACCATTGTCATCTATGTTCTCTAATAATTGAGTGGCTACATCAACTTCTGATTGTCCATTTGGTAATGTCTTAGCAGGTGCTTTATCAGTTCCCACCTTCAGATGTATGATTGGAAACAATGATTTATATATTAACGTCTCTACTGATTCTTCTATTCTTCTAAGAGCCAATATATCTTCTTTGGTGGATTCCAATGGAGGTGTCCCCATGGTGAATCCACTTCTCCTATTGAATGGAGTATAGATTATATTATGTTCAGCAAATTCTCTGTACTTACCGTTCATCCCCATATATTGTCTGAACCTAGTTGCATCACCAGCATCATTTAGTCTCTTCTCTATAGTCTCTGGAGCAAGACAGTAGTATGCCGCAACTGGCTTTAACTTCTTCTTATTCTTATGCTTTCTTATTTCACCAGTAGAGGCTTGCTCTTTTCTTACTTTGACTATATATGGATTATGAAATGCAACTAGATTATATGCATACTCTCTCAGTATGTCATCGAATTTCTTATTTGAAACATATTCTATCTCTGCTAATCTCTTCTTAATATATTTCAGGTTCTCTTCATTTTTAGATCTTATCTCGTAACCATCTCTGAACATGAGAGTATTCTTTTTATTGAATGCTCTCATGACTAGTGACTCAGTATCTATAATTCTACCAGTTTCATATAGATCATATTCACCATTATCGAATGCTCTTTTGTGTCCACTCCATGGGATACTTCTTGTAGTGAAGAATGAAAATGTTGGATTTTTAGTATTATATATCTTTATAGATTTAGCCTGATCCGTAAAGGCATTCCTTTGTGGATCAGGGTTGTAATTAGTTTGGAAAAGTAAATCTGACATATTATTTATTATCCTCTAGTGCCATAAATTGTTCTTGTATATTCTCTATAGAGCCACATTTTAATTCTATTGTCTTTCCAAATGTAGATGGGGGGATAGAATTGGTAACTTCAATTCCTAATGAATAGTCATTTATACCTGGCACTGTATCAGCTGTCTTTAAGCCTTCGTTATTTTCAACTTCTTGTCTGGATTCTCTTCTTGGAGGACTATTCCTGACCTTTGTAGAAATAACATCTTTTATTATATCATCTAGTGATGTGTCTTGTCTTACTAGCGGGTCAAAAGGCAAGAACTGTATCCCTGTACTCTCATCAATTACATCTGTTATTTCACTAACCTTGATAGTTTCTATGTTTAATGAGCTTGGGCGGCCAGGACCTCTACCGAATAAAACATCATCTGGTATGGCAGTTGCCCTATCAATTATAGACTCCATGGTATACTCTTTGATTATCTCTGGTATATCACATGTATAGAAGTCTAGTCTAGTTTGATATTCAACATCCCTCTTGATTATTATTCCTATCTGTAGGCCGTCTTCATTTTCAACTATGGTAGTATCAACACCAAGAGCTTCCTGTATTACCTCTGCAATCTCTTCTGGTGTTAGTGGTTTTGGTCTATCTTTATCTTTATCATCATCTTTACCATTATCACCATTACTACCTGGGCTCTTTGTACCTGATGGTATACTGTATTCATCTTTGTCTTCTGGTTTACATAACTTATCAAAAGCATCATTTTGTGACTTTCTGTCTATCAAGGCCATGATGATATTGATTACTTGCATTAGTTCTATTATTGCTTCTATCTTGTCCATAATAGAGAACCCACTTCTTTCTGGTTCACATTCCAAGAATCCCAATAGAGCCATTAGATCTTCTATGGTATCATCTACTGATTCTGCTGCTGCACTTACTACATCACCTACTGATTCCAGAGTATCTTTAACTACTGCACCTGCAGTAGCATCCATAGATTCTACTATGCTCCTAACACCACTTATGGCTGATGGTATATCTCTAGCTTCACCATCTTTTCTAGATCCATATAGTAGTTCATATTCATTGTCTGATAGTCTCTTTTGTAATACTTCATCTGTTGGTATTCTGTTGGCTATATCTGCTAGGGTATCTAATAGGCAGTAGATAGGAGTTAGTGCATATCTAATCATTGATAAAGCAAACTGAAGCAATGCTGATATTATCATTTCTATGATACCCAAGATAAATGCTGTTAATGAAAACAGTGATATTACCAGGGGTCCTATTAATTTTAATATGGCTGCCAACAGTAAAGCTAATATAGCTACTAGATCAGGTATACATGTGTATGATAATAGGCTTGTGAGTGGACAATAGTTTGGAATTCTAAGATCGAATAGTCTTTTTATTTGTGCAATGAATCCTTCTATCCTTCTAAGGATACTATCAAATAATCTATCTAAGTCGAAGTCTGGAAAATCATCCCATCCACAATCAAAACATTCCTCGGCCCAGCTACGTTTATATTCCTTTATCTCATCACTAGAATTTCTTGCTTCTGGTTCCTGTTTAGTAGATTTGTCTTTCTCTGTTATAGGATTAGTATAAGTAAACGTTGAGGTAAATTCTGGTATATCTGGATCGGTATTATGATTTATATCAAAGTAATCAAGTGTATGTATTATTCTATCTTCAAATAATATTGTCTCAGTATATATAGCTATTGGTATTCTTGACATACACTGCGTCTTCTGCAAAGCTTCTGAGAAAGCTTTGACTATGACTTGTGCATGATACATCGACTCACTAATACCAACTCTTGGTTCTGATGCTGTTAATGTTTGTGCCATTATTGTATCTTCAATGCTAGTGAGAATGGACCATATGCTATTGGAATCTGGAGTCCTCTTCTGAAATTGGGTATAGCTACATTCACCGATGTGAATGATAAGTCTAAATACGTCATAACTGACATGAGTATTTTTATGTTTCCGATTACATTATCTATAGATCCGGTTTTGTTTACTGGTGGAAGAGATGGAGGAACTTGTGCATATATACCTGGTGGTGTTGGTGGTCCACTTGGCCCTTCTGGTGTAGGATGTATATGAGTTGCCATCTGTGTTGCATAAGTAGAGACTGCTGATTCTGATGCTGTTTGCCATGTGGTTACTAAGTTGTGAGCGATATTACAATCTGAAGTGGCACGAAAGTCTTCAGAGGCATATTGATATATTCTCATATATATTTCTGCTTCTACAGTCATCATAGCGAATGTCATGGAGTAATCTATGAATACAGTTGATAGACCCATCAGACAAACTCTTTCTCTAGAACCACACCTGCTTCTGCTTGACCAGCCATCCTTATTATTCTTAAACAGTCTAGATACATATCAAAGGTTATGTAGCCTTTTCTTGGATCACTGTCTTCCATTTCACCAAAGACTTGAGTTATAGATCGCTGGATAGCAGGACTATCATTTGGATCAACCTCAACTCTCACATCGTGAACTTGTTCACCAACTAGTTCTTTAACTTCATTGAGACCATGTAAAGCATCTAGAGATCTTTTTTTATGCGTGTTCATATCACTCATAGTCGATTCTCAAGTCTACGTTAACTACCTCATTTACTTTTGATATGTTCTCTATTAGTATCCATACAGACATGAATTCTCCCATTGGTGGGTTCTCTATTTTATAGCTATTATAAGATGGTAATATGCCGAAAGCATTTACTGGTGGTTCATCTTCACTAATTATTAACTTAATAGAATATGTTGTAGAATTGTAGTCATCTGATAATATTGTCAGCTTAACCCATGCAATCATATCAACAGGTGAAGTTACTAAGTAGAATTTTCTTATGGCTGAGCCTTCAGGTTCGACTGTTAAAAATAAATCTGGTAATTTATCTATCTCTATTAGAGTTTCTGTTTCTGGATCAAAATAGCATAAACCTACAGCTTGATCCACTGTGTCTTCATCTATGGTTGCTGTTTCTGGTGATTGTGTAATGGTAGCCATTAAAATTCAGATCTCCTACTTTTGTCATTTCTTGTGTGTGCTAACACATTGGTATTTCTAGTTATACCCAGTAATCCATGGGTATTATTTTTATCGAAAGTTGCTCTATTATAACGGTTTATTTTACTGTTGAACAGCCTTGTTGGGCTTTTTCTATTCATGGTTGTTGCAAATAATCCTGGTCCAATTGATTCATTTACTGATTCTGACTCTCCCATTTCCCCTCTGGATACAAGCTTGACAAGTGTATCTGTTACTGCGTGGTTTAAGAATGTTGAATTTTCCATACTCCAACCTAATAGGCCAACCATAAAAGCATCTAGATCATGGTCTCCAGTTTTGGTGTCTTCACATCCATAAACTGGTTTTCCAGTTGGTGTTTTTCTTAATATAACATATGCATTCATTTGAGCTAATAGTTCTCTATCATACTCTACATCAAATTTTAATGAGTCTCGTTCTAATAGGCGAACTGTGTTCTCAACAAGATATGTTTTCATATCTTTCTTGATTGGTTCTCCACCTTCTGCTGGTATAACTTCTACCTTTGAGGAGAAGTTAATACCAACTATTTCCGACAACTTCAGGTCAGGATGACTTACTGGTAATACACCTCTCTTATCTATTGCATACTGTTTTATGAATTGTATATTCGATACACCATAACCTTCATCTAGGTATACATATTCAAAGTTGTATTTTCTATTAAACTCTATTATTTCTTGTACTGCTGCTACTTGTGTCCAGCCTTCTTTTGAGACTCTTCTTTTTTCTGCTACAATGAATTGTTTTGTTATTTTATCAAATGCTATTGCTAATAACCTTGTTCCATTCTTGTCGTCATTCCAGTCTCCACCAAGGAACACTATGTATCTATCCCTGTTTAATAAAACATCCTTTCTATCTATACCTTTTAATAAGTTCTTTTCTATGAAGAAATCTTGAAATACTGATGCTTCACCTTCACCGAACTCAGCCATTACTTCTTGTACATAGCCTATATCTGTAAACTGTCCTTTAAATTCTCTATCTAGCTTATCATTATAGTGTGGCAATACAAATGATGGAAAGTGAAATGATCTATAATCTTGTAGTTCTTCTAGTCTGTATAGTTGTGATTTACCATTTGGTGTTGATGCTACCCATAGTTCTACGTTTGGATTATCTGCTAGGATGGCAAGGATTGAATTAAAATCTGCTTCTGACATGTAGTCAACTTCGTCTAAAACAATAATATCTGCTGCCTGTCCACGGACTGAACCAGCGCCGGAAGCACCAGTTGTGAATGCTCTTATCCTTGAGTGATTCTTGAACTTCATAAAATAAGTAGGTGACTTGATAAACTTCTCGATTATGGAGTCGTAATCTCCATAATCTGGATTGAGTGCCCAAACGAATTCAAGTATGAGATTCATCAATTCTTCTGCCTGAACCTCGTATGGGGTTACTACTAGAATCTTACATTCAGTCATCATTGCTCTATGTAGCATCTTTAGTGCCATAGCGTATGATTTCCCAGCACGTCTACCACATCTAAGTGTTAGACGCTTGCTGGTACATCTAGTAAACATCTCCTGATACCAGCGTTCAGTAAACTTTTTCTTATGTATATTCTTATTAGCCCAGGCATATGGATTAGCAAGTTGTTCAGCTGTATCCATGTCCTCATCTGAGAATAGGTGTTTTAGTTTTTCATCAACTAGCATATCTGCAGATGCTAGACCTTTACAATCTATTTCCTGTTTTCCATATCGATTTATCTGTGCCTGGATACATTCTTCACACATTGAATTAATATCATTACTATAATTTTTAGCCTCAAGATAATCCTTCCAATATATTTTTGATAGTGGAGTATTTCCAAATGATTTTTTTATCTCTTTTGTATTCTCTATATCGTTAGACATTAGATGATACCTGCCATTATCATGGCTTCATTTCCGAGTAATTGACCTCTATCGTTTAAACCACTTTTTGCTATCTTACTAAGAGTCCTCTGTCTGTGTGTTAGTGTGCCCTGTGTGTCTTCTACGTCGGTATGGAATGTTGCAAATTTCATGCCTCCAGCCACTTGATTTATGAGATTATTTGAGTCTCCCATTGTTTTCATTCCTTCACCGATAGCTAAACCTGCAGCTGCAAATGCTAAACCACTGGCAACCCCAGTTACGCCTCCTGCGCCTAGTAACCATCTATGTCTGGTCATGGCACTGGACCCCTTAAATCTACCACCAGTTGCCATTCTTGCTCCCTTGCGCGCCATGGCAATCGGCATACCTGCCATCTTGCCACCAAGCAGACCTAGGTTCTTTCCCATTCCCCAACCAACAAATGCCATAGCACCTGGGATCATGTAGTCTGCAGCATAGTCTACTATCCCTCCACCTTCCATAATGGTCATGGCTCCACCTACTGCACCAGCTGCTGGAATTGCAAATGAATTTATACCTGCTATGCCTCCAGCTTTAGCAATATTCTTTTGGTGTCTAGTTAGGAATCCTAATGCATTTAAAGCATTCTCTCTTTTTGCACCACTACCACCAACAATAGACATTGCACTTTTCTTGGCGTATGTCCATGTATTTATCTTCATCTTCTTTTGTGGTTTGCCTGGATTTTTATCATTCCATATTCTGGCATCAGAATCATGCTTAGCCATTTTCCCCCACACTTCTTCATCAAATAGTTTACTTTTAGCACTAAACATATTTAATCCGTAATTGTGTTTCTTAAAAAATCCTGGTTGATCTGCCATAATTAATACCTACTGTGTCCTGTTATGTTTTCCCATGCATATAGTCCCGTACCATGGTGTACGACTGGTTGTGAATACATCTCAAATGTCCTATCATTACTTCTGGCATAGGCCATCTCTTTTTGTTGTTGTTCATACTTATTGCCACCACTATTACCAGATGCAGCAATAACTGCTGTTGCGCCTACTCCAAGAGCTATTAGCTTCTTGTGTTTTATATTCTTTAACATACCTGCATAATCCGTTCTAGAGCGTACTCCTTCTCCAGTCTTAGCCGCATGAATAGATTTATTTTTATATATATCTTCTTGTTCTTTTATCTTTGCTATTTGCTCATCTAGTGATAGATCATCTATACTTGCTGAAAACTTCTCCATATCTATTCCAGATTCTTCTACGCCACTATTCATGAATCTTTCTACAACGAAATTCCTTGCTTCTCTTGGATCAGATGTTGGTTTTACATGTTCGATATTCTGATAATCTAAACCAGTATTTCTATACTTTACTCCGTTTACTATCTCATCATATGAAATTATACCCAGAGGGTCTATCCTCTTAGTAGTAGTATCTCTTTTTATCTCTTCTAACGTGCTTCTCATAGAGGACATAAATGATGATGCAGAATTATAAGGTTGTGCAGATCTTATCTTTGTGAAAACACTCTTGGTCTTATCTGATATCTTTCCTGATTCTAATTCTTCATATATACCTGATAATCGTTTCAGTATCTGCCTTTGGTCTTCTGCATCTTCAGAAGCCCAGTGTAACTCGCCACCTTTTCCTGAGAATAAAGACTGCTTTAAGAAATCAACGCTTCTGCCGCTCATAACACTCTTGTCAGATAATAGGTTTCGTTCTGCTGCTAGACCATATACTGCAGTTGAAACATCCATCAATTCCATAACAATTGCACCACTTCTATTCTTTCTGGATATCTCAGTTACATATTCTGCCATTATATTATTATATACAGAATTTATATTTTTTAAAGCTTCTTTCCTTTCTCCTGAGTCTGTCATCCCACGCATCAAGGCCTGCTGCCTTGCTGCTTCGTGTCTGGCTTGAGTTACCTTTGGTGGTGTTCTAAGCAGCTTACCTTTATTATTCTCTTTTATATATTCGAACTTGTCTTCTAGATCAGCTATACCACTTGTATTATTTATAACATTAGCTATTCTTCTATCTTCAAAGTGTACATTTTGAATCAACACAATGGAGTCTTTATCTAATGCTTCTATTATAGAAGTTGCAGTGTGTAGTACATCTTTAGTTTTTCCTTCTGATACTGCCTTTAAGTACGGATCATGGTAGCCTTCTATATTGAATATATTAGTCTTCTTAAATCTTTCAATCTCTTCATCTGGCATTGTTATGAAGTGTTCTTGTTTGCCACCTTTGCCTGCTGTACCCATTGACCATATTGGATCTTTCTTTTCATCTAAGCCTAGTGTCTCTATGTCAAATGATACTATATTATTTTCTGCTTTAGAGAATAAGTTGCCTATCTTCTGTCTTGGTTTCTGAGCATACCTAATTGGTTCATTTGGATTTACATTCGCAGCTGTACCCTGTCTCTTCTGTGCATTTTCATGTAGTGTAGATAATCTATCTGTTTCTGTTTTCTCAGCAGTTACGCCAGTTCCACCTTCTACTCCTGCCTTATTAAGTTGATCTGCTATGGAGTCTGGGGTTTTGCCTTCTCCGCTTACTATCTTTTCTTTTTGTGTAGCATTCGTGTTATATCTTGGTTCTTTATAGTTCTCAAAATCTTTAGGATTTGGGTCAGATGCTGGACTAGACTTGGTAGTTGTATTTGTTCTTCCTGCATTTCTTTTTGCTGCCCTTCTGTATAATTCATTTATTTGTACTCTTTGCTCATATGGCTTCCAGTTTCTTAAAGAGTTTCTGTTTACTATATTCTCATTATTAAGTATGAAGTTTTTTGCATTAGCCTTTGCTAATAACTTATCTTTTGATGTTTTCGCTTCCCTATTCATTCTTGAATAGAATTCATGATATGCATTACCAAATGCATATCTCATCGCTGGACTTCGTGGTTCTGTATACTTCTTCTTTGCCATTAGAACAGCCTTTTCTCTTCTTTCATTAATAAGTCTTTAAGCTTTACATAGTCTTTATTGGTATGGAATATGTCTTCTTCTGTTATGAATTCGTATGTAGCATCTAAGTGATACATCTTTATATACTTTTTTGCTGCTTTTGCTTTGGCTTCTACTACGGGGTCAGTAGTCATGCACTTAGGTTTAATCTCTATTATTTTCATAGACCCATCTCCATACAGTACTATTATATCAGGAATGTATCTATGTATCCTGTTGTCTTTAGGACTGCGGTATAAGATATCAAAAGGTTCTACGATATATGATTCTACATTGTCATCATTCTCTAACATGAAGAAGTAGGCAAATTCATATGTTGATCTAAATGTATATTCTTTATTATTCTTAGTAGACCAGAAGAGTCCTGAGACATAAGAATTAGAGTTCTTATGTCTTACGAACCCCTTGGCTTTTAGCTCCTTGAGCATGCGATCTTTTTTATTCTTCTTAATCTTTCTACTTAAGACTTTATGGTGTTTAAGCTTTGGTTTAAATCGTCTCATCTTCTACCACTCTGGCGTCTACTGGTTCTTGTTTTGCAACATCTCCCAGGTACTCTTCTAGCTTTTCTCTAAGCTCTGTTAATTTAGCAGATGTCGATTGACCCTTATTCTTATCTGTTACTATCTTCACTCTTTCTTTTCTAGTAGCCATTAGTGCTTCTAGAACCTTCATCCTGTTTCTCTTTATTCTTTCTTTTAAATCAAATGCTCTTGATATCTCTTGGTTCTCTATGACTTCACCAGTATTGTCTACGCTGGTTATGACATCCTGCATAAGAGTAGGATGTCTATCTGCTAAATATTTGGTTACTCTTAATTCATATATATTGAATTCAGCTAGCTCTGAGACTAGCTGGACTTCTGTAAAGCTCTCTACGTCTACTTCAAATTCTTCTATAAATTGTTTAGTCCAGTAGTTGATAAGCTGTCCTTCTACTAGGCAGGGTCTGGCTATTGGTGGCTTACCAGCTTCTATATATGGACAACCTTTAGCAAATGCACATTGCTCTCCTGCACATATCATAGGAACAGCAGCATTTATACCCGTAGACATAGTTCTTAATGACATAGAGATTCTCTTGGCTTCAGTTTCTGTGAATACAATGTCCGAATACTTATCCCTGTCAAACTCTAGCATGTCAAAATATCTTGCTCTAGACATGATTCCATCACCTTCTACTTTGATTCCATTAAGTCCTATCATTGGCATATTATCACTTTGGGCCTTTTCTATCTTGGTTGGCTCTAATGCGGGAGTAGGGGTATCCCTTTTTAACTCGGCAGATTTTGTTAGCATCTGTAGTATTTCTTGTTGGTTAGAGAATGTATTCTTCATTATTTTGGTTTCCTTTGGGTATAAAAAAAGCCTCGCTATTTGCATAGAGAGGCTTCCAGTTTATAACTTTTCAGAATAAACTTCAATAGTATTAAGGATTTATCGTGCTTGTCCGCGATTAGTCCACTGTGCTCTTGTGCCATAATAAAGATGGTTTAGAGGTCCAGCTACTTCATGGTCTTCACCTATTAGATAAACAGGTAGGTATGTTACTTCAGTTGTCTTAACTTTTATCACTGTTTTTCTATCAGTCCACATATTTTTAGTATCAGACTGTAGTGCTTCAGATTCACCTTTAGAGGCTACCTTAGCAGGAACGCCCAGAAAAGACTGTACGCTATCAGCCCTGCGCTGACCAAGCTTATCGTTATAAGCTTCGCTTCCTCTCTTATCTGTGTATCCAGTAATTGTAACTTCCGAGTTACGTAGCTTTTCTGTATCAAATGTTCCAAGGGTTTCTTTTCCTTTTGATTTAATTGCATGCTTTGCTGTATCAAAATTAACAGTTTTCTCTACTGTCTCAGTTTTTATATCATGCCATTCGTCATGTGCCATAGCACTTAAAGGAAACAGTAGAACCATAAAGCTCATTAATATCTTATTCATATTATGTCTCCTTATTATTCTGACCAGAATCCATTGTTGTATTTACTTCTTCCTGGAGCATTTGAGATATTTGTATCTGCTCTTACTTTTGCATGAACCATAGGATGCTTTCTATCTCTAATCTCTAATTTGCCATATTCAGGTCTTGGATTATCACAATAGAATCTCATATCACCTGTTTCAGCGTATGTTCTTTCCATGGCATCCCAATAAATTGTAGATTGACATGTAACTTCTCTTAAGAAGATTTGGTTCTGAGGATCATCACCTTTAACAATTGCAGACATCAGTCTTACTGATTCTCTAATTTGACACTCACCATCATTATATGCTTGTGAGAAGTTAAAGCCGAAACCTGAACCAGCTCCACCACCGCCGATTGAAACGACACATGGATTAGATCCACCAGCTGTAGTACCTGCAGCAAAAACACCTGGGACAGACTTACTTAAATCAGATGCTTCATATGTCTTAACAGAGCTATCTGTAAACGATAAAGACGCTCCAGAGCTTAATGCACCAGTGCTTCCTGCAGCACGAGCTCCACCATTAGTACCTATGACTATTGCTTGTCCTTGTCCTTGTCCTTGATTACCGCCATAAGCAGCTTGACCTTGTTGTTGACCTTGTCCTTGGCCTTGAGATTGTGGTCCGGTATATGCTTGTGCACCAGACGAAGAGATTGCACCAGCGTTACTGCTTGATGCCGAGTTTGCGCTTGAACCAGCAAGTGCTGCTCCACTAACAGTCATAGAGACTACTAGCATTAAATTTGTTATATATTTCATTTTGTATTTTTTTACCTTATCGTTAGTGTTTTATTTTTTATTATGAATAGTGCCCAGCACTAAGCTGGGCTATTCATTATTATTGGTTATCCATTAAGGAGTAACTATAACACCTAGACCAACTGATCCGAAAGTACCAGCAGCACCAGAGAATCCGATAGCACCAGAGTTCTGAGCAGAACCTGCAGCAGCTAAACCAAGAGCAGCTGAGTTATTTCCACTGATTGCATTGGAAGTATTGACATGGCTAGAAGTTACACCAGAAGGCATTACTGTAGTATTAGCGATACCGTTGTTGCTTGCTCCAGCATAAGAGTTAGTTGTGCTAGCTCCAAATAAAGCAGCTCCACCAGATCCTTGAGTTGCAGCACTTGATCCGCCGCCTGAAACAGTTTGACCAGTTCCACCGAAGATTACTAATGCAGCTTCTGCTGCGAATGCTGAACCAGCAACTAATGAGCTAGCTAGTGCTAGTGCGATTAATGATTTTTTCATTATTTTATTCCTATATTT